CTTCGTCTGACAAGCATATTCTCAACGGTCTTAGTGTGTTGAACAAACGAGATTGCACCGCACTCGGGGCACTTCATGCCACTATTGTTTGTACTCTTAGGATTCATTGAGGGCAAGCCACGCCATAAAGCAAACGCTACCAATGGCTAAAGCAATGCCAACAAAGCCTATGGCAAAGATGGTGATTACAGTTTCAATCACATCACACCCCGCATTTCCCAACCTGCTAGAAAGTAGTTCCATCGGGTAGTGATAGCAGAGTTAATAAACTTCTTCCCGTCCCAATGAAGTTCATCCGGTGTGTAGCCCCTGCCTATCATCAGGGCTATAAATACTTGTCTAGCTTTCATGTCTTCTCCTGTGGTGGTGGTGTGCAAGTGTGGATGTGCGTCAAGTCTTTGGTGCGTTTGCCGCATCGTGGGCAGAAGTTTTGCTCCGTGCGCTGTGCTGGCTGTGCTGCTTTGCTTGATGGATATGTATGCCCGTTGGCGCATTTGTCGTTTCCATTTGGTCGCCTTTCACGTTGAACGCCTTTTGCCCCGCATTCAGGGCAGTATCCGTACACCGCCACAGGCTCTTGCTCTGGCTGTGCCAATGCTTCTTTGTCAGTCATGCTTGTCCCCTTGCTTTCAACATTTTCAGCGTACCTAAGAATTTGGTGTTTGCGCGACCCTTGAAGACCCCAATCGCCTTGTCTGCGACTGAGTTCTTCAAACGCTTCATCTTCCGGACTCAAAATCCAATGTCCTCATCGTTATCAGCAGGTAAGCCTTTATATTCTTTTGGCTTTGGGTCGTTCATATATGCCCAACCGTCCCACTCCGCATATATGGGCATCACATCGAGTTTCAGCATGGGGCCATTCTTTGTGTCGATGACAGACCCAATGCGGATGTATCGTTTCTTTTCTTCACCCTTTGCGTTAGTGTATGTACCCGCAACTACGGTAACTTCTTTAAGCAGTGCCATTTTTTTCTTTCATTAAAAGTTCAAGTTTTTCGTCAAGGTCGGAGAGAAACTTCACCACTTCGGTATCCATTTCGCTGATTAGCTTCTCATCTCGCTCGACTCTTTTGGTGAACATTTCCAACCCCTTTAGTCTCGGGTCAAAGGAAACGAAATCACACCATTCTTTTCCGGTACATCTAAGCTGAAACTGAATCTGCTTGATGTACTTTGCGGGAACCTTTTTGTTTAGCAGTGTGTCGATGTGGGTGGATGTATTGGGACACTTGATTTCGATGATTCCATTGAACACAATCCCATCGGGTGATGCCCCTGCCATTTCAATGTCCGGATGAGCAATAAACCCAACTTGATCGACCAACACTGAATTGACCATCTCGTAATGCGCTCGGGCCATTGGCTCGGTCTCTGTCCCCCATTGCATAGCCGAGTTGGTGAAAGATTCAGCTACTTCACCCGTCAAACGCTCACAAATCAGTTGGGCCATGTAATCGTCCCTTGACGCACCATAACCCCCCGTCTTTAGCTTTGCCATCACATCTGAGACGCGAGAGGCGGTTACCTTACCCAAACGGGCGGCGAACCATTCCGGTGAACCTTGTTCCATTACAGACTCGCTTTCTTCAAGTCTTTGGCAACGATGATGGCATTCTTAGCGGCTGCATCATGTCCGGCTATCTTGATGGCCTCAAAGTAAGCAGACTTCAATTCTTCCTCTGTGGTGGCTGCATCAATGGAAGCGATTAGCGGGGCAATGAGAACGGGCTTCTCGGGCTTGCGGCTTGCAGCATTACCATCATCATCTTCCGGTGCGATGCCACACGCTGCCATGAGGGAACCTCTCCGCGCATAAGTCAAAGCACTCATATGGCCTTGAGGGTCGGCTTTGCTTGCGGGGAAGTGCAAGATGCCACACTCCAACATCTCGCCGGACTCATGAACGAACATCGTTTCAACCATCACACCGTTTTCACAGTCGTATGACTTTTGAACCAATGCAATACCGTTATCGTTTAAAGCCCCTATAACCGCCTCAACGCAAGCGGAGAGGTCAGCATAGCGTGATTTGAAATGAGGGTTCGTAGAGGTCTTTAAAGCGGGGCCAAAAGCCTTTTGTGCTTTGACCAAAGCGGTAGCGATTTCTTTCATTTGGAATCCTTTGCAATGAGTTCGGTTTGTAGGGTTTTGATTTGGTCACGGGCGTTGTCGATGTGGTTGACCAACATACGAATATGACCTTCCAACATCTGAATGCGGTAAAGCAGTCTTTCAAGTTGATCGGCATCATGCTCACGGTATAAAGTCTCTGATGTTTGTTTGACAGAATTGATGATGTAATCAGCATCCATTAGGGTCTCCAAATGAAACAATCAAGGGCAATCACGATAAGGGCTAAGAGGCTCACCACACGCACTACCTTATCGCCAATGGTCAATTGGGCTACATGAATCTCAATGCAAGCCCCACCTTCCATAGAGTCGGGGAATGCTTCGTTCATGGTGCGGGGGAATTTGGTTCTATTAAGCATGGAAGTCCTCCAACATGGCGATGTGGTGTTTCTTGATCTGTGAATAGATCAGTGCTTGATCTGCTGCGGTCAGTTCGTATGTCACTTCAGTTCCTGCAGGTTCATCTTCAAATGCTTCGGTGGTGTACGCAAACCAATCGTAGACTTCGGAGAGGCCAACAGAATCATCGGCTTCAAAGTAGTCAAACTCGACCGTGAGATAACCGTAGTCGATGCTGTGGACTTCGGTGGAGTAGGCTAGATTTTTCATGTGCTTCCTAAAAGACCCTATGCGTTGTGCTGGGGAATGAATGTACTGTATCACTACATCTAGCACTGTGCATTAGGACTTTCCCTAATGTGTGAAAATACAACATCTAGCACAATAAATCATGTATCCACATTGCTTCCCCTCTGAGACGCACTACCGTGAATGGGTCAATTACGCCAAAATCGTAGCTGAACCCGTCAATATTTGTGAGGACTGCACGAGAGGTTATAAGAGTGAAATGCTCTTAGAGGAACGGTGCAAACCCTCACCGAAGTGGTGGATTGGAAAAAAAGTTTCAGACCCTATTGCATAGATGTTTGAAGTTGGGTTAAGATTCTCCTCAGACGCTTGGCGGCGTTTCGCAATAGGGTTACACATGCTGTCTGCTGGTATTGCGCCAGTCCGCCAACACCGAAGGGTGAGACAGCAGGTGTAGCCCTTTTTTTTGGGCAAAAAATGGAAATCAAAAATTGGTCTAAGTTCCAACATTTCAAAGACCGAAAGCCACCTTGGGTAAAGCTGTATCGTGATCTGTTGGACGATATCGAATGGCATGAACTTGACCCAAAAGCTGCCAAAGTGTTGGTGATGCTGTGGCTGATAGCAAGTGAGGACGATGGACACATCCCACCCATCAAACAATTGGCTTTTAGGCTAAGAATGTCAGAAAAGGATACCGAAGTATGCGTTTCCAAGCTGTCTCATTGGCTGGAACAAGACGATAACAAGCCGATATCAGAACGATATCAAGATGATGCACCAGAGACAGAGACAGAGACAGAGACAGAGAGAGAGACAGAGTTATTCGTTGAAACCGATACATCGGTTGTCAACCCAAAGCGCATAAGTTGTCCATGTGATGAAATTTTGAATATTTATCACGAAGAATGCAAAAGCCTTCCACGGGTGTTGATGCTGAACGACACAAGGCGCAAGCATTTGGTAAGCCGTTGGCGCGATGTGGATGCTGAGGATGATTTGAAATCCAAAGAGGAAGGGATAGAGATTTTTCGGCAAATCTTTCGCCAAGTCCACAAATCGGATTTTTTGTCCGGCAGAACCCAAAACCGCAATGGTCGGGCTTGGAAAGCAAGTTTTGATTGGCTGATGATGCCAACCAATTTTTTAAAAGTCGCCGAAGGGCAATACGATAACGGGAGAAATTAAATGTCATTCAAAAATCAACTCAACGAGAAAAAAGACCCAATTGATGAAATTCAACGCTTGATGTGTTCTGTCCCCGGCTGCAATCGCAGATGGTCGGTTGACATGGGTAAGCCTATGTGCAGTCAGCACCAATGGGAGGGAAGCAAGCCCGTTAAGCGCGATCTAAAGGCTTTATTGCCAAGCACTCGACCCGTGAAACATTGGCTCGATGAGGAGTTTTGATGAATTATTTTGAAGCACACGAATTGCTGGAACGAGTCAAGCATGGATACAGACCTCCCATCGAAATCATCAACAAGGCATTGTGTCTTACTGGAGACCTATGTTTCACACTATGCCCAACTAGCGATGACGAAGGGATGGCTCGACTACACCCGTCAACAAGTCAAGGAAATGAGGGATTCAAGCGAAATGTGGGCAGACCTACCCCGTTTGGTGAAGGAGCGCATTGATGGACATAAAAACGCCGAGAGGACGCGAATCGCTGAAAGCGGAACACCGAGCGATGGAAATATTCGCTAAACACTTTCCCGATTACGAGTACTGCGAAACACCAAAAGATAAACCCGCAGACATTGACGCGATCTTGATTAAACAAAATCAAATCATGCGGGTGGTCGAAACCAAATGCAGAGACATGACCATTGAGGAATTTATCGGACGATATAACTATCAGTGGTTAGTGACATTTGATAAACTTGAAAAGGGAAAACAAATCGCAAAAGCATTATGCGTCCCGTTCACCGGATTTTTATATTTAAACAAATCTTCGATATTGCTTGTTCAACAAATATCAAACCATATCGGTTATGTGCCGGAGATCACGATATTTCAAACCGCAACGCAGAAAAATATAAATGGCGGTCAGATAATCCGATCAAACGCATATATCGACATGAGCAACGCGACACAATTAAAATGATTCAAATCCATTTCACTGTCCCACAAGTCGCCGGAAAGGGCAGACCCCGCTTTGCCCGACAAGGAACCTTTGTCAAAACTTACACCGATTCCAAGACTTTGACCTACGAGAAGTCAATCCAAACCTATGCCAAGCAAGCGATGGGGTCTACAAGCCCTTTAAACGGGGCTGTAGCGGCTTATCTTCACATCCGAATACCCATACCGCCATCGTACTCAAAAACGCGCCAAAAGGCTTGTATTGAAGGAACCGAACGCCCAACCAAAAAGCCCGACATTGACAACATCGTCAAAGCGATATTGGATGGCATGAATGGCATCGTGTATCTTGATGACAAACAAGTGGTGGATTTAAATTTAACAAAGGTTTATTCCGCAACAGAGGGAATAGATATTATGGTGATGGAAATATGAACTACACTTTATATAACCCACAACAAGGACACGCAGTATTAAAAGACTTGTGGCCTCAGATCAAAGCCACATTGATGGCGGGACAGAAATTAAGGATTGAGGTAAAACAATCTCGGCGCAGTGCAGAACAAAATGATATGTTTCACGGGATTATTCACAAGATATATATTGCGATGAAGGCTGTGGGTTCAAAATGGACTGCGGACGATTGGAAGCGATTATTAATCGATCAATGGGCACATGAGACAAATCGCAAGATTGGGAAGGTGGCCCCCTCACTTGATGGCGAAAGGGTCGTGCAGTTGGGGCTGCAGTCGCACAAGTTCTCAATTGAAGACGGGTCAGAGTTCATCGAGTGGCTAATGGCATGGGCCGCACAAAAGGAAATTGATGTAAACTAATTTTGTTGGTGTAAACGGCTTGGCCCCGTGGTGCTTTTATTCAGTTGCTACCTACCCTGCCGCATGGGAGACACCAACACCCAAAAGGACACACATGGGCTTGATGTTTCCCAAGTACAACTATTACCGCAGCAAGACCCACCTCAAGAATGTGGCATCTTTGCTCTGTCAGCACTGTGGACGGGACGGGACGGTACAAGCGGCGCATTCCAATTGGTCAGAGCATGGTAAGGGCAGAGGGATAAAAGCAAGCGACATATACACAGCGGCACTCTGTCAAGACTGCCACCAAGAACTAGATCAAGGAAATCACCTCTCCAAAGAGGAAAGAAAACGAATGTGGGTAGAGGCTCACAAAAAGACGGTGTTCACGATGACGATGCTTGACTTGTGGCCTAGAGACATAGGAATTCCGCTAGAATATGATTAACCGATGCTGGTGGCCTCCCACAAGTGAACAGTCTGAGGCCGGGGCTTCGGCCCCTCTTTTTTAAAGGGTTTATATGACCGGACTTCTAGCCCCCGCTGCTGAAATCAGCATCGAGATCAAACAAAGCAAAGCAATGGACGATGAAGGCGATTCATGTCCCGTTGCCACTCAAGATGTTGAAGCGAACTTGAAGTGTCGCCAAAAGGCCATCGACAAAGCAATGTATGGCCCGATGAATCCCAACGAACCAAATAACGACTATTGGCGCAAGCTGGCAGAGGGTTGGCGTTTGTCGGCTTCTCAAGCGAAAAAATCCACTTGCGGTAACTGTGCGGCATTCATTCAAACCTCTAAGATGCTGGACTGCATCGACAAGGGCCTCGGCAAAGATTCAGACGCATGGGATGTGATCGATGCCGGTGAATTAGGGTACTGTGAGTTGTTTAACTTCAAATGTGCATCAAAGCGCACTTGTTCGGCATGGATTGTCGGCGGCCCGATTACTGATGACAGTGGCGACATGGAAGGTGAAGAATCATGATGAAAGTCTCGGAAGCAATGCAAAAGAAGATCGGCAAAGTCATGGGCGAATACAAGCGCGGTGACTTGACTTCTAACAAGAAAGTCGTGAAGAACCCAAAGCAAGCCATTGCAATCGCAATGAGTGAGGCCAATCTTCCGATGCGGGGTAAGCGCACAGCAACCAATAAGGCCAAAAAATGAAGGGTCTCTACGCAAACATCAATGCCAAACAAGACCGCATCAAGGCTCAAAAGGCTGCGGGTGTAAAGCCCGAGCGCATGAGAAAAGTCGGTAGTAAGGGTGCGCCCACTGCGGCTGCATTCAAGGCTGCTGCTAAAACCGCAAAGAAATGATTAAGCGCGGCAAAGAATCTTTCGCGGGGTACAACGCCCCAAAGAAAACCCCTTCCCACCCTACAAAGAGTCATGCGGTGCTGGCAAAGAGTGGGGACGAAGTGAAGTTAATTCGTTTTGGACAGCAAGGGGTAAAAGGCTCACCGGATGGCACAAAGAGAAACGAAGCATTCAAGGCCCGACACGCTGAGAACATCGCAAAGGGCAAGATGAGTGCGGCATATTGGGCCAACAAAGTGAAATGGTGACTCTGTTAAACTAAGCACTCACCAACAAGCCACAAGGAATTGGTAATGCAAAAGAAGACAATGCTAACTATAGTAGCCAAAGATAGCAAGGGTGCTATATGAGTGGTGTAAGACACGGCGGCAGGGCCGCTGGAACGCCAAATAAGGCCACATCGGAGGCAAGACAAGCCATAGCTACCTTCGTGGATGGAAACGCTTGGAGGCTCTCTAGTTGGCTCGACAAGGTAGCAGAGGGCGACCCCGAGCATGACATAAAGCCAAACCCCGCAAAGGCATTTGAGTTATTCCAATCAGTAGTGGAGTATCACATTCCAAAGCTGGCAAGGACAGAACACGCCGGAGACGCGAACAATCCCATTGAAATGAAAGTCACATGGGCGCAACCGAACAATCCATCGTAATCCCGTATAGCCCGAGAAAAGAGCAATTGCAGATTCACACTCTGCTAGACGCTAAACGGTTCGGGGTGGTGGTGGCTCATCGAAGGATGGGAAAGACGGTCAGCGCGATCAACCATCTGATTAAAGATGCGGTGAGCAACCAAAAGGAAGCCCCGCGCTACGCTTACATTGCCCCAACATACGGGCAAGCAAAGCGGGTGGCATGGGACTACCTCACGAAGTACGCAAGACCTCTCGGGGGAACTGAGAACATTTCTGAACTGCGGGTGGACTTTTGGAACCGTAGGATTCAGCTATATGGCTCAGACAATCCCGACTCACTGCGCGGACAGTACTTTGATGGGGTGATTCTTGATGAGATTGGCGACCAAAACCCAAAGATATGGACAGACATAATTCGCCCGTCATTGGCTGACAGACTCGGGTGGTGCTGCTTTATCGGGACTCCGAAGGGGCACAATCACTTCAAAGACCTACGAGATCGGGCAGAGACTGAGGAAGGGTGGGGGCTATTGGAGTTCAAAGCCTCCCAAACGCAAGTATTGACCGTAACCGAACTAAAGGCGGCTCGGGTGGAGATGGGGGATGATAAGTATCTCCAAGAGTTTGAGTGTTCATTTACCGCTGCGGTAGAGGGGTCGTACTACGGGCAACTGCTCAACGATTTGGACGAAAAGAACCACATTCAAGAGATTCCCCGCGATGACCTCTGCAAGACAGTGGCTGCGTGGGATTTGGGAATGGGCGACTCAACGGTGATTTGGGTGGCTCAAGTGGTCGGCTCAGAAATCCGGCTGATGGACTTTTACGAGAATAACGGGGTCGGTCTTGACAGCTATGTTAATTGGTTAAGGCATAATGGATGGGACAAAGCCGAGCAAATCCTACCTCACGATGTACAAGTGCGGGAACTCGGGACGGGGAAAAGCCGACTAGAGGTTTTAACCGATGCTGGATTGAACATTCGGGTTGCCCCGCGCATGGGGGTAGATGATGGCATCCAAGCGGTAAGAAGGCTTCTCCCGCGATGCTGGTTCAATGTGCCAAAGGTCAAACAAGGACTAGACGCACTCAGAAACTACCGAAGGGATTACGATGAAAAGCGGAAAATCTTTTACGACCGACCACTTCATGATTGGAGTAGCCATTCTGCTGATGCTTTCCGCTATCTTGCAATCGGTCTAAACGAAACGACCGGATGGTCAAAGATGCCCACAAATAATGTGAAATGGATTGTGTGATGGACGAAAACAAACTCAAATCAATCATCGATGCTGAGATTTCTAACAGTCTCGGTTATTTGGAGACTGAGACCACCGAACAGCGTAGGGAAGCACTGCAAAGCTATTTGCGGCAACCATACGGCAATGAGGTTGAAGGCAAGTCGCAGATTGTCACGGGTGAGGTTGCAGAGGCGGTAGACGGTTCTCTCCCATCATTGGTGCGTATCTTCACAGCAAGCGATGAAGTCGTGAGGTTTGAACCCCGTGGGCCAAACGATGAGAAGGGTGCTAAACAATCCACTGAATATGTGAATTGGGTATTCAACCGTGACAACGAAGGCGTGATTATTCTTCACGATTGGTTTAAAGATGCGCTTCTCCAAAAGGTCGGAGTGGTCAAAGCCTATTGGGAAGACAAAGAAGATGTAATTAAAGAAAAGTATCGTGATCTAACTGATGACGAACTCGCCATGCTGATGAGCGATGGCACTATGGAAATCGTCAATCAAGACACACAAGAATTTGATCAGAACACCCCAATGGGGCCGATGAAGATCAAGATTCATGCGGTGACGGTCTCTAAGAAGCAAAAGACGGGTCGAGTGGTGGTGGAGAATGTCCCACCCGAGGAATTCCTAATCTCTAAGAAGGCTCGCAAGATTGAGGGTGCGCCCTTCATCGCACACCGCAAGCTAATGACTCGCAGCGACTTGATCGCAATGGGCTTTGATGCTGACATTGTGGACGGTATCCCCTCAAGTGATTCGCTGACATACACACCGGAACGACTCGTTCGGTTCTCCAATGGTGAGCAACCGGATGACTCCACAAGCATGGATGACTCAATGCAGAGTGTTGAAGTGTTCGAGTGCTACCTACGGGCCGACATGGACGGGGATGGTATCGCTGAACTGCGACAAGTGTTCTATGCTGGAAACGAGATTCTGTCAGACGAAGAATGCGACTATGTGCCATTTCACTCGATCTGCCCAATTCCAATCCCGCATAAGTTCTTTGGGCAATCATTGGCAGACCGCACGACAGACATTCAGTTACAAAAGACCACTATCACCCGTCAGATTTTGGATAACCTATATCTGACAAACAATGCGCGGGTGACTGCGGTTGACGGTCAAGTTAACTTAGATGATTTGCTGACTGCCACTGCTGGCGGTGTGGTGCGGATTAAGTCTCAAGGAGCAGTGCAGCCATTGAATGTGCCTCCCGTTGCGGGACAAGCATTCCCGATGCTTCAGTATCTCGACTCTGTGGCCCAAAAGCGCACCGGAGTGACTGACGCATCTCAAGGGCTAGACCCCGCTATCTTGCAGAATGTGACTGCTGCGGCTGTGGCATCTATGCAAGCTGCTGGTGCGGGTAAGGTTGAACTGATAGCGCGAATCTTTGCGGAGACGGGTGTTAAATCGCTTTTCAAAGGGATTCTGCACCTTCTCTGCAAGTATCAAGACAAGCCCCGCATTGTGCGGATGAGAGGCTCGTATGTGTCGTTTGACCCGCGAGAGTGGTCAAATCAGTACGATGTGGATATAAATGTGGGTCTCGGTGCTGGCAACCGTCAAGAACAGATGGCGATGCTGCAACTTGTCCTACAGAAACAAGAACAAGTCTTAGGACAGATGGGGCCATCCAACCCATTGGTCAGTATTGGGCAGTACCGGAACACGCTCGGGAGAATGGTGGAAGCTGCGGGATTCAAGGACAGCGCAGAGTTCTACAAAGCCATTCCTCCGGAACTCGATCAGCAATTGAGCGCACCACCTCAACAGCAAGCCCCGCAAATGTCGCCGGAAGCACAAGCAGCAATGGCAAAGGTTCAAGCCGACATTCAGAGTATGCAAATGAAGGCACAAGCTGATATTCAGTTGGCCCGTGAGAAGGCAATGGCAGATATGCAACTACAGCGCGATAAGTTCCAAGCTGAGATGATGTTCAGAAAGCAAGAGTTTGAAGCAGAGGCCCAATTGAAAGCAATGAAGGTTGGTGCAGGGATAACCTCAAACATTGAGATACCCGGATGACAACACTAGACACATTAACTGGCAGTAATGCCGGATTTGCAAACATCGTAAAGGCAATCCAAAGCGGTGGGGCATACATCGACCCTAAAGGTCGAGTGTTGTCTAAAACCGAATTAAAGCCGATAACTGGTTACTCAAATACTTTTGATATTCGGGGGGTAGCGTATGCCTATGATGAAAATAATAATCTTATTGAAATCCCAAGGGAACCATTACAGCTATACAAGTTTGATGTTGCAGGGGATGGGAAGTTTACCGTTCCAAAGCTGCGAAACGAAAAAGAAGGCGGTTTTTACAAAGATGTAACCCTAAACGCCACTAAGTCCGGCAATGGTTACACGATAGAGAATACAGACAAAACGGCAACGGGTCAGTACTTCCAACCGCTAAAAGGTGAAGACTTTTCTTATCAGCAATGGGTTGGAATGTCTCGCGGCTTGTCGAACATCAATAGCGCGGTTCAAAGCGGTGAAGCAACAATAGCAAGCAAACCAACCACCGAGACATATTGGGATGATGCCCAAGGTAGAGAAATCACAAATACCTATTACAAATTATTTGATGGCAATGGAAAAGAAGTAGGCGCATTGCAAGATGTGCCCGGACGAAATGATGTCAAAGTTGCGGTAAATGTTGGGAATGAAGCTGCTGGCGGTGGCCATAATGTATTTTTACAAGTTGACCCAAAAAGCGGTCGAGTTGCACCAATTCAAGACTTTGGAGCGCAAGTCACATATCAGCCATCGGGCGGCAAGACATTTTGGCAACAACAATCAGAGGCGGCACGGGCTGCGGCTCCATACGCTGCAATGATCTTTGGTGGCCCATTGGCGGCTGAATTAGGCGGCGGCCTATTGGGTGCTGCTGGCTCATCTGCAATATTTCAAGCTGCGGCAGGTGTGCCACTTGAGAAAATGGCAGAGAACATAGCCACAAGCACACTAACTGCGGGTGCATTGGGTGCTAGTGGTGTTGATCTTGCTGGTGCTACTGGAGGTGGTGTAACTGGCACGATGGCGGCAAACACTGCGGCTAACCTATTACAAGGCAAGACATTAGATCAAGCGTTAACCAATGCAGCTATCAGCACCGCTATCAGTACGGGCGCACAGAGCATAGCCGAAGGAC